CACTACGCTCCCCACGGCGGGGCTTTGATACACGGACACACCCATAACCTCGCAAGCGTCGCCTTGACTAAGCACGGGGGCGGTAACGCCTTCTCCGCGGGTTGCCTATGCCGTAAGGATGAGATGGCCTACGCGGCTCACCGCCTAGCGACCTCCCGCTGGGGCTCAGGCTTCGTTGCCGGGTTCGTTACCAAGGGCGGGGACTATAAGGCTTGGCTTGTGCATAAGATGGGCGGCGTGTGGATCTGGCAGACAGAACTTAAGACCTTTACCCCATGAGTCACCGCAAGCCTGACGCCCTACTCCTCCGAGTGATGGCGGCTATTCACAAGACAGCCGAGAAGCCCCCTAAGGGTTTCCGAACGATGGACCAGTGGGCCAAAGTCTGGAAGTGTGAGCGCACGACTGCCCGGCAATATATCATCAAGGGGATGCAGCTGGGCCTTATCCAGGAGAAGACCTACCGCGTGAACATCCGGCGAGACGCAAAACCCTACCCCGTCGCCCACTACGGCGAAATGACTCGACCTCGTAAGACCTAAGCCCCTTAGTCCCCTCCCACCTCCAAGCCATGGAACCATACTACCAACAGGGAGTCGTGACCCTTTATCACGGCAAGGTAGAGGAATGCCTCTATCGAACAATAGACCCAACAAACTGCCTCACCATTAGTGACCCGCCCTATAATGTAGGCTATCACTACGATGAATGCGAAGACAGCATGGGCGAAGATGAATACTTCCGCTTCATTGCGTCGGTGTTTACTCCTGGGCCTTCAGTCATTATTCATTACCCCGAGGCAATGTATCGCATCGCTAAGGCCATGGACGCTTTTCCTGAGCGTGTTGTTGCTTGGGTATATCCCTCTAATACCCCACGCCAGCATCGCTCCGTTGCATGGTTCGGTTGCAAGCCAGACTTTCGTAAGGATGGTCAGCCGTACCGCAACCCAACTGACCCGCGTATAGCCAAACGCATTGCTGAAGGTAAGACGGCACGGCTCTACGATTGGTGGCAAATTAATCAGGTGAAGAACGTTTCAGCGGAGAAGACTGAACACCCTTGCCAAATCCCGGTGGCTTTAATGGAGCGCATTATCCGTATCACCCCTAGCGATTGCATCCTAGACCCGTTTGCTGGCTCAGGGACTACTTTATTGGCGGCTCAGAACTTAGGTCGCAAGGCAATCGGCATTGAAATGTCCGAGAGGTATTGTGAAATCATTGCCAAGCGATTAGTCGAACAGGCTCAGCTCGTTTAAGCCAATGGAACAACCCCCACCTTCCGCCCTCGACGCGGAACGGCATATCCTTGCCGTCTCTATCGCCCAAGGGCTTCCGCTACCCGATGGGCTTATCCCTTCTCACTTTTTTGAGCCTAAGCATCAGGACATAGCCTCAGCTATTACCGGGCTAACCGAAGATGGCACACGACATGACGAGCAAACCATTACCCAGCGCTTAAGAGAACTTCGCTCGCCCGTTGAGGCCTTTATTGTCTCTGAACTAAGCACTGGAGGGATGCATATCCAGCCAAACAAGGCTTGGACGGTTGCGGTGATTAAGGCCTTTAATCTACGCAGATTTGCTGAGCAAGCCAAGGAGGTCCTGCGTTACGTTCAAGACCCTTCCGCTACCCCTGAGCAAATCCTCTTAGCCCAAGAGCAACTCGCCCGAAGCTTAGACATTCAAAAGGCCAACAAGGAGGACAAGTCGTCAGAATACTTCGACCTCGATGCCATGATGGCCTTTGACCCCAAAGAGGACAAGACCGTCCTGATCGGAGCCGAGCGGCGCTGGATTTGCAAAGGCTACCCGTTTCAAATCGTCGGCTTCTCCGGCACGGGTAAGTCATCCCTCGCGGTACACCTCGCCGTCCACTGGGCTCTAGGCAAGTCCCCCTTCGGCCTTAAGCCCGTGCGAGCGCTGCGTATCCTTATGGTCCAAGCCGAGAACGACTTTGGGGATTCTAGCGAAGGGCTGACAGGCGCCACCGCTAAACTAATTCAGTCTGAAATAAACACCCTCAAGGAGAACCTTATCTTCGTCCGTCAGTCATCTAAGGTTGGCTTTGAGTTCATCGAGTACCTGGGCGAGATGGTCGAGAAGCACCGCATAGACCTCATCATCGCTGACCCCCTTTTGGCGTATGCAAACTTCGATATCGCCATGCAGGAACCGACCTCGGCGTTCCTTCGCGGACCCGGTGGCGTCCAGGAGATGCTCCAGAAGACTGGTGCCGCCCTGCTGTATATGCACCACACTACCAAGCCCAAGTCGGCTGACGATCTCGACGCGATGACCTCCCAGCAACTTGCCTACCTCGGGGCCGGCTGCGCTGAATGGGTTAACTTCGCCCGCGACTCGGGCTACCTGTTCCGCACCCATAAGAACACCTCGGACGGTCGGGCCGTGTACCGCTTCGGGTTCTCCAAGCGTCAGTCCCGCTCAGGCCTAAAGGACTCGACCGACCGCTTCGCCGGGCACGTCAACCTTTGCCACGCCGACGACGGCTCTATACGCTGGGAGTACGCCCCGACCGACATGGACGACCAGAAGGCCCATTCCAGCCCCGCCAAGGGGTCTCTGAGCCGTCCGTTGTCCCTTTGAGGGGCAGGACAGCCTTAGCCCCCCTATACCCCCCTCGGAACTCTCCATGAGACCTCAAGGACTTACACTACGCCTAGACTGTGCAAATCCGTATACTAGTATTATTGTCTCGGCTACGGCTCCGCTGACGCTCGCCTGCCTCACCAATGGGTTCTGACGACCTCCAGAGGCCCAAGAGGAAGGCCACCCCGGCCCAAGCCGCGTACCTCCGTTGCCAAAGACGACTGACCAAGAAGTGGCGGCACCTTTGGAGGACTAAACCTAACGTCATGGAAAGAGCTAGGGAGAAGGCGACCTTAGCCGCCGCGCTAAAGGTACAGAAGTCCAACCGATGGCTACAAGAGACAGTCAAGGAATGGCCTAGCACATTTACAGCCCAGGAGTTCAGGCGACTTGCCTTAGCCCTGCCTTACGTCCGCAAGAACCGCAAGCGCCGGATGCCTCACGCGTCTCTCGTGCGACGACTTAGGTCGATGACCCTGATCTCCTACGACTCTCGTAGAGCTGTATGGGTGAACCTATTAACATAATTCACTTACGCTGTCCTAAAGTCCTCACACTCTATGCCCGTGGTTAACAAGTCCAAGCCGCCTAAGCAGCGCAAGCCGATGCCCCCACCATCTCGGGCTATCCCTTCCCGCGTCGAGAAGGAGAAGCAGCGCCGTTTTAACGCCTACCTTAAACTCTGGAAAACCATGCAGGATAAACAGGAGGACGATTACCCATGTCGCTAAACGACCTCACCGCACCGGCTAAGGAAGCCAAGTCTTTCGACGCGTGGTTCTTTAAGCAGTCGAAGAAGTCTCAGGACAAAATGCGAGAGGCTGGTGTCATCCCTTACCGCGAAATGGTGCAGAGCCGACACATCTTCAACATCGACCCTAACCATCCTGCCTGGGCAACGGTGGACACGGACAACGTCAGGCACGAGGCCGAGACGTTTATCTCCCGCGATCACGTTGGCGTTATGCTCAAGGCCTTCTTCGATGCCGTCGCTTTCTCGGACTGCCACGCCTTCCGTCGACACGTCGAGCTCGTACGCTGGTCGCTCAGTCTGCCCGGCTGTCTCGGCTCGCGTACGCTGTGTAAGATGTATGGACGCTCCCATATGTGGGCACAGAAGCGGGCGAAGCAGATAAGACTCACGGTTAACGCGGATGCCGTTGGCCTGTTCCCGCATCACAGTAGCCCCCCCACGCCCCTGCGGCGCACAAACCCATGCAAACCCCCATACCCCCCGTAAGGAGTCTCCTAGACCCCCCCCGTACGCCTCGCGTGGCCCGACACCCCGTCCCTTTTTCACAAAAGCACGTGCAAAAAAGCCCTTATTTACAATGCCCAGTCAAACCGACATCGCCACGGCCCTCGGCCTAACCCGCCAACGCGTCTCGGTCCTGGTTAAGAACGGGATGCCGATTGACTCGGTCGACGCGGCGACTGCGTGGCGTCAGGCGCAGGTCGATGGACGCACCCGGCGCATGGCTGGCGTCACGATCGCCTCGCTGAACGAGCATAGCCTCGACGACATCCTTGGACAGCAGCACGTCCTAGTTGCCTCAGCTCGTACCGCGTACCGTAACGCCATCGAGTCGGGCGACCAGTCGCAGGGCAAACTCCAGACGGCGTTCAACCAAGCGCTTAAGACTCTGCTGTCCCTCGAGGACGAGCAAAAGAAGCGGGCCCTGGCTAACGGTGAATACATCTCCAAGGCTGAGGCCGCAACGGCGCTGAAGACTCTGATCGGCGAAATCCTTGCCGCCCTCGACGACTTGCCGACGGACGTGGCAGAGCGGTGCAATAAGGCGAACCCTGCTCAGGCCATCAAGCCGTTGCAGGACTGGGTGCGGAAGACACGCGAAGCCATCTCACTTAATGATCCTTTCCCCGAAGACGCTTGAACTGGTAGCCCTAGGCCGTGAGGCCATGAGGCCGACGACGAGCGGTGACCCGGTGGAGTGGCTTGAGCGTAACGTCTCGGAGATACCCGACTCGCACCTCAAGGGTGCGTTCCGTAACGAGCGGATGCCGTGGGTCGGTGACGCGGTAAGGTATATCGTCCACCCCGAGGTCCGACAGGTTCTGCTTCCTTGGGCAATTCAAGCCGGCAAGTCTGCGGCGCTTCGTCTATCGACGGCCTACTTCATCGCCAACGACCCGGGCAATATGCTGATGCTTCAGATGAACCAGGACGAAGCCGACGACTTCTTTCTACGCCAGTGCCGTCCGCTCTTCGATGCCATCCCAGAGGTCGTTAAGCGCAAGAAGCCCGACGATATGCCACGCTCGTCGGTGGGCGATTACCAGCGTATGATTATCTATTGTAGGTCAGCACATACGAAGACCAGCCTTCAACGAATTACCACGAAATACGTTTTTGGTGATGAAGTATGGCGTTGGCCCAAGGGTCACATGGAAGAAGCTATGGGACGCACGACCCAGTTCTCTTGGAACAGCAAGCACGTCTTTGCCAGCCAAGGCGGGACGCCCACGGACGACTTCCATCAGCTGCTCGAACAGCCATCGACGAACATTCACGACTGGTCTTTCAACTGTCCGAAGTGCAACACGCTACAGCCTTACGACTGGAGTTTCGTCCGCTTCCCTGAGGACGCTAAGGACGGCGACGAGTGGGACGTGGCTAAGGTCAAAGCGGGTACGACCTACGAATGTCGGTCCTGCAATCACCGCCATACGGACAGCCGCGAGACGCGTTACGAGCTAAACCTTGGCGGCAAGTTCGCACCCCGAGAGCCGGGCAAGTCTATCGAGCGCGTGGGCCTGCACCTCAACGCCCTGGCTATGATGTCTTGGGGCGAGTTAGGTCGGATGATGCTCGAGGCCAAGCGGGCCTCCGTGATCTACGGGGACGAGGAACCCCGACGCATCTTTAAGCAAAAGAGATTAGCCCTAGCCTATTCCGAAGAGTCGGGCACCATGCTTGCTCCCGTCAACGCGTCTGACTACGCCCTTGCCGACGACTGGGCCGAGGAGGCGGTGATTACCCCTAAGGCTCAAATCGCCACACGCGAGAACGCCCCCGC